CGCACGCCGGGATCTGTGCGGGGGGTATCCGGTAACGGGTATCCCTACCGCGACATCTCGCGTGGGAGGGTGTGTGGATAGAGAACTGAGCGAGCATGTCATGCTTGAAAGAGTAGAGCTGATTGCCCGTCTGACAACTGAGGGTGTATGTCAGGAAAGGGATCGTGAAATCGCATTAAATTTAATAGCCGATTTGGCTAAAGAGAACATGCTGAAAAGTAATTCTTTCTCCGTTGTGTTCTCAGCAAAACCAATTAACCAACGAATAAAAAGAGAAAGTGAAGTGAGAATAAATATCACGTTGGATAAAGAGCAGAAGATTGGACAGCAGGTCGTTGACGCTTTTGAAAATGAGCTGAACCGTAGAGTTAAAAATGCGTTTCCATCGTCTCGTATTACAGTCAAAAAAGGTTCAATGACCGGGGTCGAGATTATGGGGTTTGATAGCGAATCTGACCGGGAAAGGCTCGACGGTATTCTTCAGGAAGTCTGGGAGGATGAGAGCTGGCGATAAACTGCTAATCCGGTCGCATCGAAAACTGGTTTTTCGGGGCGAAGGGATTGAACAACCCGCATCGCGGGGCGTTAGTTTTCACACTAAAACCGGCACGGAAAATGCCGGTTTTTTTATGCTATTTTTCCGCTATTTTTCTGTTTTTCAGCGCTGCGTGCATTTAGTGCATGAGTTTGCATTCGTTTTTTACGTCAGATTTTGCCAGCGAGCGCCAGTGCTGGCGCGGCTCGGGGCTTCTGATGCACCTGCATTAAAAGCGACCCATTAAGCGGGCAGGCGTGGCGGGGAGAGCATTGCGCGCTGGCGGTGTAATTTAATTTATTTATTTTTGCGCTCTCAGCGCTTCATGGTGGCGATATTTCTGTATAAGCGTTGTCATGGGTGAGCGCTGTTATGGATGGCGTGGGGCGCGTCTGGTGGCGCGTGTGATAATGCCGCCAGATAGCGGCATTTTGGGATCGGTGGGTTACTCTGAGCCTGATTCGATGTCGTAATCCTTAAAGCGGATCACTTCCATTCCTAACCAGTCGTTTATTTCTTTGAAACGCTCCTGCAATGGTGAAAGCTCGTTGCGTACAAACACCTTCGCCACCTTCTCGACATCCCCCAGTGATGCGATATTTTCAGGCTTGCCGCCCATCAACTGAAACGGCACGCGGTGCGCGTCAAGCAGGTCGGCGGCGCTCACCTTTTTGATGTTGAAAAAATCATCCTTCGTGGCGACTTCACTCAGCGGCACAATCTTGATGCCATCCGGTTTCCCGTTCGGGGCATAGAAAAACAGGTTTTTAAAATTCCCAAGTCCTTTCGAGTCACGCATTGCGGAGCGCAGCGACTCGACATCGGTGCTGCTTTGCGCCGCGTCGGTCACGTACATGATGTACCCCGCGTGCGCGCCGTTCTGGTAATACTTGCGACGAAACAGCGTGGCGGATTCATTCAGCCAGGCGGAATTGAGTGCGCTCAGGTATTCCGGCATCCCGTAAAGCTCCTGATTAATATCAGGCTCCAGCAGGTGATACACCGTGTCGGGCGCAAATTCGTGCGGGGTGGTAAAACTCGGCACATACCAGTACACCCCATCCTCCACACCCCGGCGCGTGTATTTGGCCGGGGATGTTTCCAGCTTCATGATTTTATTGGTCACACTGAGGCGCTTTTCGAGATAGCCGTTGGCAAATACCAGGTAATCCAGCACCAGACGGCTGAAATCCTGACGGGACAACAGCGGGTGCGGAATATAGGTGCTCACAATGATATTGCGCTTCACGTAAATCGGGGAGCTGTGGTGGACGGCAGAGCGCAGACTTTTCGCCAGCCCGGAGAAGTTGACCGGCGGCTCGTACCACCTGCCATTATGCACACATTCGACATAGTCCAGAATATCGCGGCGATCCAGAACGGCGGAGGGTTCACCAAAGGTGAACGCCTCCATTTTTTGCGGCGCGCTGGCGGTCATGGTGCGGGTTTTCTTTTGGCGTTTTTTCATCTTAGTTAATATCCAGAATTGAGGTGGAGTGCATTCCGCTACCGGCGGAAAGCGGCTCGTTTAACAGGGCGTGCATAGTTGCCCAGGCGATATCCGCGTGGCTGGCCTCTTCACTGCGGCTGGCTTCATAGGTGGCGCTGCGGCCGCTGCTGGTCATGGTTTTGCGGATAGCCATAAATGACTGCGTGATATCGGTCGCCCCGGCGTCATATTCCAGGCACCCACGGCGAATGGTGTCTTTCGCCTTGAGCACCATTGCGGTTTTCATTTCCGGCGTGTAGCGGATGGCGCGCGCGGCCGGGAAGAATGAGCGCACGAGCTGGTAAACACCCTGGCCGATACCGGTCGCATCGATGCCGATATAGTCGACACAGTATTTTTCTGTCAGCGACCGGATGGCTTCGGCCTGCGCGGCAAAGTCCATGCCTTTCCACTGATGACGCTCAAGGATGCGGAACTTACCACCGGCAACCAGTGGCGGAGCCAGTACCGCACAGCCTGCGCTGTCACCGGTGTGTGACGGGTCATAGCCAATCCAGACCGGGCGCCAGTCAAACGGACGGTCGGCAAATTGTTCAAAGTCCTCCCATTCTTCCATCGCATCGACCATGCAGCGTTGCAGCTCCTCGAACGGGAATACAGACGCCTTATCGTCGACAAACTCGCACATAAACAGGTTACGGAAGTCATCCGCGCTGTTTTCCTGTTTGAGCTGGTCGAGGTTAAACAGGGTGCAGCCACCGGCGAGTGCATCCTCAATGGTGACAATCTGCCGCCACTGGCCGTCCGGGCAAAGTACGCCACCGGCAAGCGCCTTGTGACTGATATCGATGTCGACACGTTCGTCGCGGCTACTGCGGCCACGGTTAAACAGCTCGCCTGACCAGAACGGATACGCGCCATGCGCCAGCGTGGACGGGGTCGAAAAATAGGTTGTGCGCAGGTGTGATTGTGAGGCCATACCCGAGGCCACTTTGCGCAGCTTCTGGAAGTTGGGGATCCAGAAAATTTCATCAACATACAGGTCGCCGTTGTGACTCTGCGCGGTGTTGGAATTCGTCCCTAGGAAAATCAGCTCCGCGCCGTTATTGCCGATGACAATCGGGTCGCCTGACAGGTCGACGTCGACCAGACGTGCAAAGGCGATGATGTATTTTCGGAACACGTAAGCCTGCGTTTTACTCGCTGACAAAAATATCTGGTTTTGTCCGGTTTTGAGGGCGCGCAGGAGTGCCTCGCGGGCAAAGTAAAACGTTGCGCCAATCTGGCGCGATTTGAGGATGTGGCGGATACGGTGCGCGATGCCTGCCTTATGCCAGTTGAGCTGATATTCAAACGACTGGTCGAAGAAAATCTCTTCGAGCTTTTCAATCGCTTCGTCACTGAAGAAATTCCGTTTCGGCTTTTTGCGATCCCCTTTGTTGCGACTGGCAATGCTGGGGTTTAAATCCACCTCGTTTCCGGTCTGGCCGTAGCGGTTCACGCGCGCGAGCCGCTCCATCTGGCGCGACAGAAAATCAGCGACTTTGAAGTCATGCGGCGTCAGGTCTGGCTTTGCATAGAGCTGGATAAGTCGCGCCTCTAACGTCGATTCCACGCGGTTAATCGGCGCTGTGTCCTCCCATCCATCCCGCTGTTTCCAGCTTTGCACGGTCGGGCGCTTGAGCTGCAACATTTCGCAGATTTGCGGCACGGCGAACCCCTGCCAGTACAACAGGCGCGCCTGTCGTCGCGGGTCATTTAACAATGAAAGGTCAGTTGAAATGGTCATGAATGCCTCGTTTTGTCGGTACGAAGCAAGGCTAAGGAAATCGCTGCACGTAATCGCTAAGCGCCTGTTGTGTCAGGGGTTGCACTTCTGCATCAGGTGGATGATGCGGGGCGGAGTCGGGAAACTAACCCCGAACCGAAAACCCAACATCAGGACACCTGAACAATGGCAAAAAAAGTTTCTAAATGGTTTCGCATTGGCGTCGAAGGTGACACCTGCGATGGCCGTGTCATCAGCGGCGAGGATATTCAGGATATGGCCGACACGTTTGACCCGCGTGTCTACGGTTGCCGCATCAATCTGGAACACCTGCGAAGTGTCATCCCCGACAGCGTACTCAAGCGTTACGGCGATGTGGTCGAGCTGAAAGCCGAAATCATCAGCGATGACTCTGCACTGAACGGCAAAAAAGCGCTGTTTGGCAAAATCGCCCCGCTCGACGAGCTGGTGAGCATGGTGCGTGCCGGTCAGAAAGTTTACACCTCTATGGAAATCCGCCCGAACTTTGCCAACACCGGCAAAAGTTATCTCGTGGGGCTGGCGGTTACTGATGACCCGGCAAGCCTCGGCACGGAATACCTGGAATTTTGCAGCCGCGCCACACAGAACCCGCTCGCCGGTAAAAAAGACCAGCCGGGCGATCTCTTCTCGGTGGCCTCACTGGCTGAGCTGGAGTTTGAAGATATTCCCGACACCATGCTCAACAGCCTGACCGACAAGGTTAAGGCCATTTTCAGCCGCAAACAGGCCAGCGATGACGCACGTTTTGCCGATGTGCACGAAGCCGTGACCACCGTTGCCGGGCAGGTGCAGACCTCTCTTTCTGATACGGAAAAGCGTCTGGGTGAGATGGAAACCGCCTTTGCGAATCTCAAGCAGAATGTCACCGCCACGGCGGAACAAAACACCCAGGCATTCACCGCCCTGAAAGCCTCCCTCGACAGCACCGGCAATCCTTCACAGCCACGCCGCCAGTTCTCTACCGGTGGCACTGGCGAAGAGTTCCAGACGAACTGCTGATAACCCGCCGGGTGCAGGTGGTGCCCGGCTATACCCCTTTTGGAAATAACAGGAATAACAATGCGTAAAGAAACTCGTTTTAATTTCAACAAATACCTGAGCCGCGTTGCTGAGCTGAACGGTATCGACCCGGATGACGTGGCGAAGAAGTTCAGCGTCGAGCCATCTGTCACCCAGACCCTGATGAACACCGTGCAGGCGTCCTCCGCGTTTCTGAACTCTATCAACATGGTTCCCGTGGATGAGCTGAAGGGTGAAAAAGTGGGCGTGGGTGTGAATGGCACGGTTGCCAGCACCGCCGACACCGCCGGTGATGACGAGCGTAAGACCGCCGATTTCACCGCGCTGGAGTCCAACAAATATGAATGTGCGCAGGTCAACTTTGACTTCCACATCCGTTACAAACAGCTTGACCTCTGGGCGCGCTACCAGGACTTCCAGACCCGCATCCGTGACGCCATTGTTCAGCGTCAGGCGCTGGATTTAATCATGGCGGGCTTTAACGGTGTTGAGCGTGCGGCGACCTCCAACCGTAAGCAAAACCCGAAATTGCAGGATGTTGCAGTGGGCTGGCTGCAAAAGTACCGCAATGAAGCGCCAGCACGCGTGATGGATAAAGTGACCGCCGAAGATGGTGCAGTGGTTTCCGATGTGATCCGCGTGGGTGAGAACGGTGATTACACCAACCTTGACGCGCTGGTGATGGATGCGACCACCCTGATTGATGAAATTTATCAGGATGACCCGCAACTGGTGGTGATTACCGGGCGTCAACTACTGGCGGATAAGTATTTCCCTATCGTCAACAAAACGCAGGAAAACAGCGAAGCGCTGGCGGCTGACATCATCATCAGTCAGAAGCGTATCGGCAACCTGCCAGCCGTTCGTGTGCCGTACTTCCCGGCGGATGCAATGATGGTGACACGCCTCGACAACCTCTCCATTTACTTCATGGATGAGAGCCACCGCCGCGCCATCATTGAAGAGCCGAAGAAAGACCGTATCGAAAACTACGAGTCGATGAATATCGATTATGTGGTTGAGGTCTACGCGGCCGGTTGCGTGATTGAAAATATCAAGCTGGGTAAGTTTGAAAAACCTGCCGAAGCAAAAGCCCCGGAAGGCGGAGAGTAAGCCATGACGAGTCCCGCACGCCGTCACATGATGCGGGTCTCGGCCTCTGAAACCGCGCGGCGGGCTGCTGCTCCGCTGCGCAATGCAACTGCCTACGAGCAGATGCTGGTTAAGCTGGCCGCAGACTCCCGCACGCTAAAACAAATCAGCTCCATCGAGCGCAAGGCTGACAAAAAACGCGAGCTGCTCCCGTTCTATGCCCCGTGGGTCAGCGGCGTGCTGACGCAGGGGAAAGGCACTCAGGATGACATTGTGATGACGGTCATGCTGTGGCGTCTTGATGCTGACGACATCGCAGGGGCGCTGGATGTTGCCCGCTACGCAATACCCCACGGGCTGACCATGCCAGCCAGCAAACGCAGCACGGCCTGTTTGCTGGCAGAAGAGGTGGCGCTCTCAGTCCAGCGCCTGCGTGATGCCGGGCAACCCGTTGAGCTGGCGCACCTGCTTGACACCATCAGTCTGACTGAGCAGGCGGATATGCCGGATGTCGTGCGCGCGAAGCTGCACAAAATGACCGGCTATGTGCTGCGCGATGCTGACCAGTTGAGTGAAGCACTGACGCAACTGCAACGCGCGATGCAGTTAGACCGGGTGGTCGGGGTGAAAAAGGATATTGAACGCCTTGAGCGTGCACTTAAGCCGAAACCCGATCCCGCAGCGGTGAAAACCACGCGAAATGTCTCAGCGAAAACGGCACCGGCTAAAAACACAAATTCACCGGCGAAGCGAGGGCGAGGACGCCCGAAGAAGGTCGCCGGATAACCGAACGCTCCCCGAGCCGGGCGGCACGCCGGTCAATGCGGGCATCAGTTGCCCTGACTGCGACCGGCGTCCACCGCCCACCTATTACCCGAGGTTGTCATGACGACACTTGTTATTAATAACCCGCCGCAGAAGCGCGATCCGCTGGTTATACCGCCTGTACCTGATGATGAGCAGGTCATTAAAAACACCCCCTTTTTCCCGGACGTTGACCCGAAGCGTGTGCGGGAAGAAATGCGCCTTGAGCAGACCGTTTCCCCTGTGCGCCTGCGCCGGGCGATTAAAGCCGCTATCGCCGAAACAAACGCTGAGCTGAGCGAATGGCGGGAGTATCAACAGGACACGGGCTATGCGCGGCTGGAAGACGTACCGACCGATAAGCTCGATGGCGAAAGTGTGCGGGTCTTCCACTACTTAAACGCCGTGTGTGCAATGACGACTGCAACACTTTTCGAGCGTTACAGGGGGGTGGACGCCAGCGCCAAAGGCGACAAGAAAGCCGACAGCATCGACAGCACTATCGATGAAATGTGGCGGGATATGCGCTGGTCAGTCGCGCGTATTCAGGACAAAGCCCGCTGTATTGTCGGCCAAATCTGATGAATACCCGCGCACAGCAGGGCGACACCCTTGACGCTATTTGCGCCCGTTATTACGGGCGTACTGAGGGGGTATTTGAGGCGGTGCTCGCCGCTAATCCGGGTCTGGCTGAGCTGGGTGTTGTATTACCGCATGGCACGCTCGTTGAGCTGCCAGATGTGCAGTCTTCACCCGTTACCGAAACTATCAATTTGTGGGAGTGAGTACATGACGGAAGGTGAAAAAGGTGTCCTGTCACTGTTTGTGATCGGCGTGATGATTGTTGTCGGAAAAGTCCTTGCGGGAGGCGAACCCGTCACACCGAGGCTGTTTATCGGGCGAATGCTGCTCGGTGGTTTTGTCTCGATGGTGGCCGGTGTGGTGCTTGTGCAGTTTCCGAATATGCCGCTGACGGCAGTGTGTGGACTGGGTTCCATGCTGGGTATCGCCGGTTATCAGGCGGTCGAAATCGCCATTCAGCGCCGCATGAAATCACCTAAGGGGGGAGATGATGCCAGTCATTAACACACACCAGAATATTGCCGCATTTCTCGACATGCTGGCGTATTCAGAGGGAACCGCGACACATCCCCTGACGAAAAACCGTGGTTACGATGTGATTGTCACCGGGCTTGACGGTAAGCCCGAGGTTTTTACCGATTACAGCGCGCACCCTTTTGCACATGGCCGACCGGCAAAAGTGTTTAACCGGCGCGGGGAGAAGTCCACCGCCTCGGGTCGATATCAGCAACTTTATCTGTTCTGGCCTCACTACCAGCAACAGCTCCAGTTGCCTGATTTCAGCCCGCTGTCGCAGGACAAACTTGCGATCCAGTTAATTCGTGAACGGGGCGCGTTTGACGATATTTGTCACGGGCGGATTGAGCGGGCAATTTCGCGCTGCCGTAACATCTGGGCGTCTTTACCCGGCGCAGGTTACGGCCAGCGGGAGCACAGTCTGGAAAAACTGGTCACGGTATGGCGTAACGCGGGCGGGGTGACGGGATGAAGGCAATGATTACGATGCTGGTGATTGCTGTACTTGGATTGCTCTGGCTGCGCCATGAAAACGGTAATCTGCGCACATCGTTTGATAAAGCAAACCGGGTCGCAAATCAGCAAAAAACGACAATTGGGATGCTGAAAAATCAGCTCAGTGTCGCCGCCATCCGGGCAGATAAAAACGAGCGGGCGCAGGTAGCGTTGCGCCAGAAACTGAATGCCGCCGAAGCGCGAGAAGCGCAGCGGGAAAAAACGATTGTGAGGCTACTCAATGAAAATGAAGACTTTCGCCGCTGGTATAACGCTGTTTTGCCTGAGCCTGTGCGCGGGCTGCACCGGCGAGCCGCCTGCGCAGACGCCAGTGATTGTTTACAACGGTTGCCCGAAAGTCAGTCTCTGCCCGATGCCGGGCAGTGATCCACAAATGAACGGCGATTTGAGCGCCGACATTCGCCATCTTGAGCGCGCACTGGAGAGCTGCGCACTCCAGGTCAACGTGGTTAAACAATGCCAGGATGAATTAGATGCTGAAACCAGCCAGTCTGCGCAACGCGCTCTATGATGCCGTGCCGGTGCTGCGAACAAACCCGGACATGCTGCGTCTGTTCGTGGATAACGGCAAAATAGCGGCAACGCTTGCCGCCTCGCTGTCATTCGAAAAACAGTACACGCTCAATGTGGTAGTCACGGATTTCACGGGGGATTTTGATTTGTTGCTTGTCCCGGTCATGGCATGGTTACGCGAGCAACAGCCCGACATCATGACCACTGACGAAGGGCAGAAAAAAGGGTTCACCTTTTACGCTGATATCAACAATGACAGCAGTTTCGATATCAGCATCAGTCTGTTGCTGACGGAGAGGACGCTTGTCAGGACTGTAGGGGATGCACTCCATGTGGATAATATTCCTGAACCGGAGCCGCCGGAACCGGTCACGCGACCGATGGAGCTGTATATCAACGGTGAACTGGTGAGTAAGTGGAATGAGTGACTTCACGCCCTTTGAGGACAGGCTGACCGCGCTGATAGCTGCCCTTTCCCCTGCTGGCCGTCGTCGCCTGACCACTGAGATAGCGAAAAAGGTACGCCAGCAGCAGCAACAGCGCATCAAGTCCCAGACAGCCCCGGACGGGACACCGTACACGCCCCGAAAACGCCAGCCGGTCAGGGGTAAGAAAAACCGTGTAAAGCGGGAAATGTTCGCCAAACTGCGCACCAACCGTTACATGAAAGTTTCGGGTGATGACAGTGCCGCAGCGGTGGAATTTACCGGGAAAGTGCAGCGTATTGTCCGGGTTCACCAGTCAGGGCTTAAGGATAAGCCCACACGCAACAGTGCTGCTGTGTTGTACCCGACCCGCGAATTACTGGGCTTTTCTGATACTGACCAGCAGCTCGTTGAGCGCATTATTATCGACCATCTGGCCGGTTAACGTTGTGCCACTCCTGACAAAACCCGCCTCCGTTGCCGCCGGTTCCTCCCGGCGGCATCCTTCCTTGTATGAATACACTCTCAACGCTTCAGGATATCGCTCGCGCGATCCGAAATCTTATCCGCACCGGCATTGTGACTGAGGTCAATCTCAGGGATGGATTGTGTCGAGTCCAGACCGGCGGAATCAAAACCACCTGGCTTAACTGGATGACATCCCGCGCCGGGCGCTCGCGTGTCTGGTGGGCACCTTCTGTCGGTGAGCAGGTGCTTGTGCTCGCCATTGGCGGCGAACTCGACACCGCGTTTGTGTTACCGGCCATCTTCTCTGATGACTTTCCAGCACCTTCCAGCTCAGCCGATGCGCTTCGTATTGATTTCCCTGACGGGGCGGTCATTGAGTATGAACCTGAAACCGGTGCGCTGACTGTTTCCGGGATTAAAACCGCTGACGTGACCGCATCAGGATCCATCACTGCGACCGTGCCGCTGGTACTGGTTAAAGCTGAAACCCGCATCACGCTGGACACGCCCGAGGTGGTGTGTACCAACAAGCTGACCACGGGCACGCTGGAAGTGAAGAAAGGCGGGAAGATGACCGGGAACATCGAACACACCGGCGGGAAATTTACTTCCAACGGCGTGCAGGTGGATGACCACGACCACGGCAACGTCGAACGCGGCGGAAGCTGGACGGAGGGGACAAAATGACAGCCCGTTATATCGGCATGAGCCGAACCGATGGCCGGTCGCTCACCGATGAAGAGCATATCAGCCAGAGCCTGAGTGACATCCTGCGAACGCCTGTCGGTTCCCGCGTGATGCGCCGGGAGTATGGCTCGCTCCTGCCTGACATGATTGACCAGCCGCAAACTCCGGCGCTTGAGCTGCAAATCATGGTCGCCTGTTACATGGCCGTGCAGAAGTGGGAGCCTCGCATCACCCTGACCTCTGTGACCACGGAACGCCAGTTCAACGGGAAGATGATTGTCAATCTGACCGGCAAGCGTACCGACACCGGGGGATCCCTTTCACTAACCCTGCCTGTGAGCTGAATTATGCCCGTTATTGACCTGAGCCAGCTCCCCGCCCCAGATGTGGTCGAGGAGCTTGATTTTGAAACCATCCTTGCCGAACGAAAGGCAACGATGATTTCGCTGTTTCCCGAAGAGCAGCAGGAGGCCATTGCGCGCACGCTGGCGCTGGAGTCGGAACCGTTAACCAAGTACCTGGAAGAAAACGCTTATCGTGAAGTTATCTGGCGTCAGAGGGTTAATGAGGCTGCACGTTCAGTCATGCTGGCTTATTCCGCCGGTAATGACCTTGACCAGTTAGGCGCAAACTGTGGTGTTGAGCGTCTTGTTATTACGCCTGCTGATGACTCCACGTTACCGCCCACGCCTGCCGTTATGGAGTCAGACACTGATTTTCGTCTGCGCATTCAGCAGGCACCTGAGGGGCTGAGTGTGGCCGGGTCAACGGGGGCATATCAGTTTCACGGGCGCAGTGCTGATGGCCGTGTTGCCGATATTTCCGTTATCAGCCCGCAACCTGCCTGCGTAACGGTTTCCGTTCTTTCACGGGAAAATAACGGTGTTGCCTCTGATGAGTTGCTCACTATCGTCCGAAATGCGCTGAACGATGAGGATGTGAGGCCGGTTTCCGACCGCGTGACCGTCCAGTCTGCAAATATTGTCGACTATAAAATCACCGCATCACTTTACCTTTACCCTGGCCCCGAAAGTGAGCCGGTGCTCAGTGCTGCAAAAGCGAAACTCCAGACCTACATCACGGCACAGCACCGGCTCGGGCGTGATATCCGCAAGTCTGCCATTTATGCCGCGCTCCATGTCGAGGGCGTCCAGCGCGTCGAGCTGGCATCCCCTGCGGCGGATATCGTGCTGGATGACACCCAGGCGTCATGGTGCAGCGAGTACGGCGTGACTATCGGGGGTAATGATGAGTGATTCCCGACTGTTGCCCGTGGGTTCGTCACAGCTTGAAGTTGCGGCGGCGCGCGCCTGTGCGGAGATAGAAAACACCCCCATTCCATTACGCAGGCTCTGGAACGCAGACACCTGCCCGGCAAATCTGCTGCCGTGGCTGGCGTGGGCATTTTCTGTTGACCGGTGGGATGAGAACTGGCCGGAGACGACAAAGCGTGAAGTGATCCGCGCGGCGTGGTTTATCCATGCGCATAAGGGAACGATTGGCGCAGTGCGTCGAGTGGTGGAGCCTCTCGGGTATCTGATTAACGTCACTGAGTGGTGGGAAACCAATGACCCACCCGGCACGTTTCGTCTCGATATTGGTGTGCTGGAAACCGGCATCACCGAGGAAATGTATTACGAAATGGAGCGGCTTATTGCGGATGCAAAGCCCGCCAGCCGCCATCTTATCGGCCTCAATATTATTCAGGACATTCCGGGATATCTCTATACCGGTGCTCTGACCTATGACGGCGACATCATCACGGTTTACCCCGGATAAGTGAGAACACAATGGCAGTGAAATATAAAACGGTGATCACCAAAGCCGGTGCAATTAAGCTGGCCGCAGCGACCGTCCCGAACGGGAAAAAAGTAAACTTCACGGCAATGGCCGTGGGTGACGGTGGCGGTGTGCTGCCGACCCCTAATGCAAACCAGACGAAACTCATCAATGAGGTCTGGCGTCATGACCTGAACAAAATCAACCAGGACAATAAACACAAAAATTATGTTGTGGCTGAGCTGGTCATCCCCCCGGAAACCGGCGGTTTCTGGTTGCGCGAAATGGGGCTTTATGATGACACCGGCACGCTGATTGCAGTCGGTAATATGGCCGATAGCTACAAGCCTGCACTGGCGGAAGGTTCCGGGCGTGCCCAGACTGTGCGCATGGTTATCATGGTCAGCGATATTGCATCAGTCGAGCTGACGATTGACACCACAACGGTGATGGCCACACAGGATTATGTCGACGACAGGCTCGCGGAGCACGAACAATCACGCCGCCATCCTGACGCCTCGCTCACCGCAAAAGGTTTCACTCAGTTAAGCAGTGCGACCGACAGCACGTCTGAGGCGCTCGCCGCTACGCCGAAAGCGGTTAAGGCGGCGTATGACCTTGCTAATGCTAAATACACGGCTCAGGACGCCAGCACGGCGCGAAAGGGTATCGTCCAGCTCAGTAGCGCGACCGACAGCACGTCTGAGACGCTCGCAGCAACGCCGAAAGCGGTTAAGACGGTGTATGACCTTGCTAATGCTAAATACACAGCTCAGGACGCTACCACAGCGCAGAAAGGCATTATTCAGCTCAGTAGCGCAACCGACAGCACGTCTGAGGTGCTCGCAGCGACACCGAAAGCGGTGAAGGTAGCAAACGATAATGCGAAAGCGGCCAATGACAATGCGAATACCCGTTTACCGATTGCAGGCGGCTGGCTGACAGGCGGTTTTGGAATTAAAACCACGATTGGCAACGTGTCATTCGGGGTGGGTAATTCCGATGTTTATATTGCTAACGGTACGTCTAATAAGTTTCTGCAACTGAAGCACACAGGCGAGCTGAAGTATGACGACAAGGCTATTTACCATGAGGGATATAAGCCCACGGCTGACGATGTGGGGGCGCTGCCAGTAAAGGGTACTGCCGAAGCGGCCAGGAAACTTGCCACCGCGCGGAAAATTGCCGGAGTGGCTTTTGATGGTACATCCGATATCACCCTGAAAACCTCGAATCTGGATGATGCGGGTACAGCGGCCACAAAAGATGTGACAACCTCCAATATCGATACCACTGGTGGGCGAGTATTGAAGGTGGGGGATTTTGGTCTGGGTGCCATCTCTGCCGTATATGTTTCAGATGCAAACAACGTCAACTATAACGGCTTTTTCAGTATGAGCGCGGAGGGCATTCATGGCCCGGTCGCTAATAATGTGAATGAGTTTATTCATATCCAGTACAACCAAAACACTGGCCGGCAAATTGGCTGGCGTGCAGGGCGTCCTGATGAGCCGATTCGCCACAGGACTAAAATCAATGGAGGCTGGCAATCCGACTGGATAAAAATTTACGATTCAAATAACCCGCCAGCGGCTGATGAAGTCGATGCCGTTTCAGCGTCAAAGGGTGGCACTTTCCAGAAAGAGGTTATGTTCTCGGAAGGCGTAAAAATCAGGAACAGCACGGGGATTTATCAGGGCGAGGATAGCGTAGGTTTTTCCAGTAATAACCTGATGCTGAAATCATGGAACGGGATCGGGTTCTATTGCACCCTCACCGGGAGTGAAGGTGTCTCCGTCTTTGTCGATACCCGTGGCGGACATGTGGAAGCGAAAGGCCAGATTAAGCCGGGTGATTTTACCAATTTCGACAACCGGTTTTATACCAAAACGCTGGCTAACAGCACTTTCCAGAAGGCCAACACCGCATCCAAAGGTTCGCGAGGATGGTTTAAAGATTCTAATACGGGAATGATTTTTCAGTGGGGAATTGAGAGCGTTAGCGGGGCAACCACGCGGACATTCAGCTTCCCTGTTTCGTTTCCGACCGGTTGCGCCTCGCTGACGGTATCAAACAACATTGAGCGAACGGCCGGAGAAAACTCAATGACAGGTTACATAAAATCGGCATCACAATATTCCCTGTCAAATACTGCCGCAACAGATCGCCAGTTATGCTGGTTTGCAGTTGGTTATTAGGACGATAAAACGATGAATTATTATTTTTCGAAAGCAGAACTGGGTTTCTATTGCGACGAGGTGAATGAATCCATCCCGGCTGATGCAGTAGAAATCAGTGAAGAATTATATTTTTCTCTGCTGGAGGGACAATCCACGGGAAAAGTGATCGCCGCAAATGAGGCGGGCAAACCGATTTTAACCGCCCAACCGGAACCCACTGTCGAGGAGTTAGTTGCGCTGGCGGAAGAAACGAAAACAGTGCTGATGAAGGAAGCTAACGCCAGAATACTCCCTTTGCAGGATGCTTTCGATTTGGGGCTGGATACCGATGAAGAAAAACAGCTTTTGCTTGCCTGGAAAAAATACCGCGTGTTGTTAAGCCGGGTTGATACAGAAACAGCCCCCGACATTGAATGGCCTGAACTGCCTGTTTAAATGAAGCCCTCCACCCGGAGGGCTTTTTGTTTGTTGTGCTGGCGACAGGCGGGATGCAATGAAGTGCGTGGAATGAGGACACAACTGAAAATAGTTGCACCCCTTAACCCACGGAGTTAAACGGATGAGCGATTTTCATCATGGCGTGCAGGTCGTTGAAGTCAACGACGGCACGCGCGTTATTTCCACAGTTTCAACTGCCATTGTCGGCATGGTCTGCACGGCCAGCGATGCTGATGCGACGATGTTCCCCCTCAACGAACCGGTATTAATCACCAGCGTGCAAAGCGCTATCGCCAAAGCCGGGAAAAAAGGCACGCTTTCTGCGGCCTTACAGGCCATTGCTGACCAGTCAAAGCCCGTCACCGTTGTGGTGCGCGTTGAAGAAGGCACCGACGAAGATGAAGAGACGGCACTCGCGCAGACGGTCTCTAATATCATCGGCACCACTGACGAAAACGGCAAATACACCGGCCTCAAAGCCCTGCTTACTGCCGAAGCCGTCACGGGCGTTAAGCCACGCATTCTCGGTGTGCCGGGGCTGGACTCGCTCGAAGTGGCAACAGCTCTTGCACCGGTCTGCCAGAAATTGCGCGCCTTTGGTTACGTCAGCGCGTGGGGCTGTAAGACCCTCTCTGATGCCATCAAATACCGTGACAATTTCAGTCAGCGCGAGCTGATGGTCATCTGGCCTGATTTTCTGGCATGGGACACGGTCGCCAACGATACGGCAACGGCCTATGCCACCGCGCGTGCTCTGGGTCTGCGTGCCAAAATCGACCAGGAGCAGGGCTGGCACAAAACGCTGTCCAATGTCGGGGTCAATGGCGTCACCGGTATCAGTAAATCCGTGTTCTGGGATTTGCAGGAACCCGGCACCGATGCTGACCTGCTTAACGAGGCGGGTGTAACCACGCTGATTCGCCGCGATGGTTTCCGATTCTGGGGCAACCGCACCTGCTCGGATGACCCGCTGTTCCTGTTTGAAAACTACACCCGCACCGCACAGGTTATCGCTGACACGATGGCGGAAGCGCACATGTGGGCGGTGGATAAACCCATCACGGCAACACTTATCCGCGACATCGTTGACGGCATTAACGCCAAATTCCGCGAGCTGAAAACCAACGGCTATATCGTGGATGCAACCTGCTGGTTTGATGAAGAGGCCAACGATGAAGCAACCCTCAAGGCCGGGAAGTTGTATATCGACTATGACTATACGCCGGTTCCGCCACTCGAAAACCTGACCCTGCGCCAGCGCATTACTGATAAATATCTGGCGAACCTCATCAGCTCGGTCAACAGCAATTAAGGAGCCTGACTAAATGGCAATGCCGCGCAAACTGAAATTAATGAACGTCTTTCTTGATGGCTACAGCTATCAGGGAGTGGCGAAAGCGATCACCCTGCCAAAGCTGACCCGCAAACTCGAAAGCTATCGTGGCGCGGGGATGAATGGCGCTGCGCCTGTTGACCTCGGTCTTGATGACGATGCGCTCTCAATGGAGTGGACACTGGGTGGCTTCCCTGACGATGTGATCTGGTCGTTCTATGCCGCCACCGGCATTGATGCTGTTCCCATCCGCTTCGCTGGTTCGTACCAGCGTGACGACACCGGCGCAACGGTGGCCGTTGAGGTGGTCATGCGTGGCCGTCAGAAGGAAATCGACAGCGGCGAAGGGAAACAGGGCGAAGACACCGAGTCGAAAATTGCCGTGTCCTGTACCTACTTTAAGCTGACGATGGACGGTAAGGAGCTGGTTGAAATCGACACCCTCAACATGATTGAGAAGGTGAACGGCGTCGACCGTCTGGAGCAGCACCGCCGCAATATCGGCCTGTAATATCCATCCGGTCAGTCTTGCTGGCCGGGTCTTTTGATACAGCATTTAATCGAGACAAACCATGCAAAAAGAAAACGTAGTTACCCTGGAAAATCCGGTCAAACGCGGTGAGCAGATGATTGACCAAATCACCCTGATTAAACCCAGTGCCGGAACCCTGCGCGGGGTGAGTCTGGCTGCGGTTGCCAGTTCGGATGTCGATGCACTGATTAAGGTTCTGCCGCGCATGACTGCCCCGATGCTGACCGAGCAGGAAGTGGCGGCTCTGGAATTGCCGGACATTCTGGCGCTGGCCGGTCAGGTGGTTGGTTTTTTCTCGCCGAACTCGGCACGCTAGATTTCCCCAAAAACCTGTCGGTTGATGACCTGATGGCGGATATCGCAGTGATATTCCACTGGCCGCCATCAGAACTCTATCCCCTGAGCCTGACCGAACTCATCACATGGCGCGAAAAAGCGCTCAAGCGAAGCGGAAACACGAATGAGTGACAACGTTAAGTTACAGGTATTACTCAAGGCTGTAGACCAGGCGACGCGCCCTTTCAAAGCAGTGCAGGCCGCCAGCAAAACGCTGGCGGGTGATATCCGTGGCTCGCAGGATGAACTCAAGGCACTGAATGCACAGTCCAGGCGTATTGAGGGTTTTCGCGCCATCAGCGGGCAACTGGCTGTCACCGGCACGGCGCTGAAAAAGGCCAAAGACGATACGGCGGCGCTGGCACTCCAGATGCGCAACACGGCAAACCCGACAGCGGCACAGGTCAGGGCGTTTGAAAATGCCAGGCGCAGCGCGGCCGCACTCCAGGAGAAATACAACAGCCTGCGCCAGTCCGTTCACCGTCAGCGTACCGAGCTGCAACAGTCAGGTATTGATACGCGGAATCTGGCCGATGCCGGGCGCACTCTGCGTGCCAGCATCAGTGAAACTACCGCAAGCATTGACCGCCAGCGCGCGGCATTAGCCCGCGTCAGTAAGCAACAGGAAAGGCTCAACGCGGTAAGCCAGCGTTACGAGCGCGGCAAAGCCGCTGCGGCGAGCGTGCGAAATGTCAGCGCCGCAGCACTCGGCGCGGGAACGGCTGCGGTGTATGCCGGTAGCCGGTTAATTGCCCCGGAAATTCAGACGCAGAAAAACGGCGCACTGATTGCCGCCCGTCAGGGAGAGGACAACACAAAATCAACACAGTACACGGAAGTGATCCAGCGTATCAGTGCTTCCGGCGTGAGTGATGACCTCGAAAAAATCACCGAGGCAGTGTCGGCTGTGCGCAGTACCCTCGGAACGCTGGGAAATGTGGGTGAGGCAGAGTTAGACCGTATCAGCCGCAAGGCGCTGGATATGCAAACCGCATTCGGTACGGACACGACCGAGAGTATTCAGATTGCCGCCATCATGATGAAAAACGGGCTTGCGGCGAGCAGTGATGAAGCAATGGATTTGATTGTTTCCGGGATGCAGCGGGTATCCGCCGAAATGCGCGGTGAAATGCCGGAAATTCTTCACGAATATTCGACCCACTTCCGAAACCTCGGGTTCAGTGGGGCTGAGGCCATGTCTCTGCTGGTCGACATGTCGAAACAGGGTAAATTTGCCCTCGACAAGACCGGGGATGCGATTAAGGAATTCAGCATTCGCGGCTCTGACATGTCAAAAAACAGCGTTGCGGCCTACGAGGAAATTGGGTTAAACGCTAAAAAAATGTCCAGCGACATCGCCAGTGGCGGTGAAAAAGCCCGTATGGCCATGCAGAAAACGGCAAAGGGATTGCTGGCCATCAAAGACCCGGCACAGCGGGCAAACGCGGCTATTTCACTGTTTGGCACGCCGATTGAAGATTTATCCATTGACCAGATCCCCGCGTTTCTCGGTGCGCTTGCCGGGGTTAAAAATCAGTTCGGGGATGTCAGCGGCGCAGCGGACAATATGGGGAAAACCCTGCGGGATAATTTATCCGGTGACGTTGCCCGTCTGAGCGGTCAGTTTGAGGGGCTGCGTTTTTCGGTCTTCACCCAAATGGATGCGCAGCTGCGTACCCTAACCCAAACCGCGACAAACTGGCTCGGCAAACTGAATGCCTGGGTGAATGCAAACCCTGCCCTTGCCTCAAATCTGGTCATGATTACCGGCGCAATTGCAGGGCTGGCCGCAGTGCTGGGCGGTCTGGGTCTGGTTGTCTGGCCTGTTATGACGGGCATCAATGCGCTGATAGCCGGGGCGGGGTTCCTCAGTGTCGGTTTCAGTATGGCGGGTAGCGCGATAGTTGCGGCCATCAGTGCAATAAGCTGGCCGATTGTGGCCGTGGTTGCGGCTGTTGTGGCTGGTGCGCTGCTCATCCGTAAATACTGGGAGCCGATAAGTGCCTTTTTCGGTGGCGTGGTTGAAGGTCTGAAAGCTGCCTTTGCACCTGTCGCAGAGCTTTTTGCACCACTTAAGCCGGTGTTTGACTGGCTGGGCGTAAAGCTCCAGGAGTTATGGCAATGGTTCAGTAACCTGATTGCCCCGGTGAAGTCGACGCAGGACACGCTAAACAGTTGCCGTGATGCCGGTGTGTTATTCGGTCAGGCGCTGGCCGATGCCCTGACCCTTCCCCTCACGGCCTTTAACAAGCTGCGTAGCGGGATTGACTGGGTGCTGGAAAAGCTCGGCGTCATCAACAAAGAATCGGGAACGCTTGATAAGACGGCAGCGAAAGCAAACGCGGCGGCTCAGTCTGGTGGTTATGTCCCGGCGTCCAGTACGTATGGAGGCTACCAGCCTTACCCTGCTCCGGCGGGAAATGCTCCGGGGTGGCAGGCGTATCAGCCCGCCGCTGGTCAACCCGCCAGCGTCACCGGCGGGTATCAGAGCTACAAGCCGGTGACAGCACCGGCGGGACGGTCTTATGTTGACCAGAGCAAAAATGACTATCACATCACGGTGCAGGGCGGCGCTGGCTCGGGGACAAACCTCGACCGCCAGTTGCAGGATGCGCTCGAAAAATATGAGCGTGACAAGCGTGCCCGTAGCCGTTCCAGCATGATGCATGACGAATAAGGAGAAACGCCCGACATGATGCTTGCATTAGGTATGTTTGTTTTTATGCGCCAGACGCTGCCCTATCAGACCCTACAGAGGGATGCAGAATACCGCTGGCCGTCAAATAGTCGCGTTGGTAAACGTGACGCCTTTCAGTTCCTCGGTGTGGGTGAGGAAAAGATCACCCTTGCCGGGGTGCTTTATCCCGAGCTGACGGGTGGGCGAATGACGATGACCACCATCAGGCTGATGGCTGAGGAGGGGCGCGCGTGGCCGCTGCTGGATGGCACCGGCATGATTTATGGCATGTACGTCATCAACAACGTGAGCGACACCGGCAGTGTTTTTTTCTCTGACGGAACGGCGCGGAAAATTGATTTTACTCTGACGCTTACCCGCGTAGACCCTTCACTTGCTGCACTTTACGGGGATATTGGCAAGCAGGCCGAAACCCTTATCGGCAAGGCGGGTGATATGGCGAAGAAATTACCCGGTATGGTGGGGATGGGTTAATGCTAAATGTACTGAATAATAATGCGGGTGGTGTGCTGACGCCCGCTTTCATGCTGACAATTAACAGTAAGGATATTACCGGCAATATCAGTGACCGGCTCATTAACCTGACGCTGACCGACAACCGCGGATTTGAGGCTGACCAGCTTGATATAGAGCTGGATGATTCAGACGGGCTGGTCGAGCTTCCGTTGCGCGGCGCGGTTCTCAGCCTGTATCTGGGCTGGAAAGGCTTTGCTCTCGTGGGTAAGGGGAGCTTTACCGTTGACGAAGTGGAGCACAGGGGCGCGCCCGACACCGTGACCATCCGCGCACGCAGTGCAGATTTTCGCGGCACGCTCAATTCACGCCGGGAAGAGTCATGGCATGACACCACAATTGCCTCCATTATTGAGGCGATCGCGGCACGTAATAAACTGACCGCCAGCGTTTTGCCGGAGCTGGCAAAAATCAAAATTCCTCACATTGACCAGTCGCAGGAATCAGACGCCAAATTTTTGACACGCCTTGCAGAACTCAACGGCGGTGAGGTGTCGGTTAAGGCCGGGAAATTGCTGTTTATCAAGGCCGGGCGCGGAGTGACCGCCAGCGGAAAAGCGATCCCGCAGGTAACGATTTCGCGCGAAGATGGCGACAGGCATCAATTCTCAATAGCCGACCGTGGGGCGTACACGGGTGTTACTGCGAAATGGCTGCACACCAAAGACCCGAAACCGCAGGCTCAGAAGGTGAAGCTCAAGCGCAAGGAGAAGGAAAAGAAAACCAAAGCCACAGCTCACCCTAAAGCGAAAACACCCGTAAAAGAACCGGAAGCGCGCGAGGGCGAATACATGGCCGGTGAGGCCGATAATGTGTTTGCGCTGACAACAATTTTTGCCAGCAAAGCACAGGCTATGCGCGCAGCCCAGGCAAAGTGGGATAAGTTACAACGGGGTGTTGCAGAGTTTTCCATCAGTCTTGCAACGGGTCGGGCAGACCTCTACCCAGAGACACCGGTCAGGGTGACAGGGTTCAAGCGCGTCATAGATGAGCAGGTGTGGGTAATTACGAAGGTGACGCATTCACTCAGCAATAACGGCTACTCAACGGGGCTGGAGCTTGAAGTTAAGTTGTCTGATGTTGAGTATGAAACCACTGAATAAAGTTATTCTCAATTCGTGAAAATGTGAGTATCATTCATTCACTAAAAGTGAATTGCGAGGCGTAACATGTTCCATTGCCCAAAATGCCAGCACGCGGCACATGCGCGCACTAGTCGCTATCTAAGTGAAAATACCAAAGAGCGTTATCATCAATGCACGAACATCAATTGCAGTTGTACGTTCGTGACAATGGAATCAGTGGAGAGATTTATTGTTACTCCCGGCAGTATAAATCCTGCCCCGCCTCATCCATTGCCAACAGGACAACGGCAATTATGGATGTAACAGGACCCGCCTTGTGCGGGTTTTTTTATTGCCATTTATCCCCTTGCGAGGATAAATCTTGGCTTATCCCTTCTCAGGGATAAAAATTAAAAGCCCGCCATGTGCGGTTTTTTTATGTCTGTATGCAAGTGGCGGTAGGAAAAACATCGCCATTTCATCGCCATTAAAATATGAGCTAACAAAAAAGCCACTCGCTTGAGTGGCTTAATTATATGATTTTAAAGCTAAAATTTGGTGGCCCCTACTGGACTTGAACCAGTGACCAAGCGATTATGAGTCCCAAACTTAAACCTTATAAAACAATAAGTTACTTTAATTTCAACACCTTGCGCCGTAGAATAGTGTGGAATATGAAAGCATAGTTAATAGGTTTGCTGCCATTTTGCTGCCATTAAATAAGATTTAAGGGGTTTAACTCCACAGCTTCTGTTAGATGGTCTGGGGCGAAATGAGCATAGCGCATCGTCACCTTAATATCAGTGTGTCCAAGGATACGCTGCAGTACAAGAATGTTGCCCCCGCGCATCATAAAGTGGCTTGCAAATGTGTGCCGTAGAACGTGTGACAGCTGCCCGTCAGGTAGTTCAATCCCCGCTCGCTTAATCGCCCCACGAAACGCAGAATAGCACCCCGTAAAGACTGGTTTGGAAGTTCTTACTTTTGGAAGTATTTCGTAAAGCTCATCACTTATTGGAACGGCGCGGTTTTTCTTGCCCTTGGTTTTGATATAGGTGATTTTGCCGGGGCTGATTTGCTTGCCTGTAAGTGACTCCGCCTCGCCCCATCGTGCGCCGGTTGCAAGGCATATTTTGACGATGGTTACTAAATCTACCGCTTTACTTTTCTCACACTCTGCCAGCAGTTGCTTGACTTCTTCGACTGTTAGCCAGGCCAGCTCTGCCTCATCAATTTTAAATTCCCGGACGTTTTCGAGTGGATTGGGCGCACTCCAGTCATCCAGCCTTTTCAGTTCGTTGAACATGGCGCGGAAATACGCCAGCTCAAGATTAACGGTGCGGGGTGTCACTGCTTTTACCCGATCAGAACGTGTAATTTTCCCGCTTAAACGTTGTTCACGGTAGGTTGCAAAAAGCTTGGCGTTAAATTCAGTTGCAAGAGGGTTGCCCATGGCGAAGCAGGCAAACTCCATCGCCCCCTTACGCTTGAGGCCATCAGAGAGTGTAACTCCGTGAGCATTGAACCAAGTTTCAACAAGGTCTGTAACCCGTCGCTTATCTGCTTTCTCTCCTAACCAAGGCTTATCCTGTGCTTGATCCTTAATGTGGCGTTCAAAGGCCATGGCTTCCCCTTTGGTGGCGAATTGGCGACGAATACGCCGCCCATCCCTACCGTTGGGGAAGACCTGAGCCTGCCACTTTCCATTGCTTAATTTGCTTACTGCCATTGTGCAGGCCTATTGAGATAAAGAATTATTATCACGCATTAAGGTTTGCCACTGTTCTTCACTGAGGATTTTGAGCGGAACTCCTTTATTGTCACGATAATCAATAGCCTGTTCTATCTTTCTTCCGAAGCTTTGAAATTTCCAATCCTTAGAGCTGAGGGCACCAATAATTAGATAGTCCAAATCTTGAGTAACACGATCAACAATTTGGCAGCCAAGCTGTAAAAGGTCACTTTCACATTGTCTACGGGAGCCACATAGAAACTTACCAGTGAGACAGACTTTACTATCTGTAGGGTTAAACTCATCAATTAGGTCAACAGGCGATGTTGTAGAATATCCATCCACAATACCCTCAGAAATATTTGAGCCAGTGAAAGCAGTAATTTCTTGTAATAATTTGGTGCGTTCTTCGTCTGTTATCACTCCATCACTCAGGATTGATTGAACAAGTTCGTAAAGATGTTTACCGGGATAGTTGCTTTTTAAAGCTGCATTTGTAGATAAGAACCAGTTTAAATAGCTGATTTCTTCATCGCTCAAATGATAGTCGGAAGCAAGCCCCTTACATAGACCCTCTAGCAAATGCTTGTCAGAGTCAGCTGAGTAAAGGTCTATGTTAGGAGTATCCATCAACCCGCGTTGCATTTCATGGAGCAGGTTTTTCAATTCGTCTAATTCAGCTTTTTCAACTACACCATCCGAAAGAATTTCACTTATTTTATTTCTGATACAGTTTACGAAATAATTTTTGGAAAGAACGTCTGATTCCATCAGCCACGTATCAAGGAAAATCATTTCTTTTTCACTTAGTTTCCCGTCACAGGTCATCCCTTCAATCAGATTGATTAAGTTAGCGATGGCTTTATCTCTATTATGTGTATAGTTGAAAGCGCTAAATTGAGTCATACCAATATTCCTTATTCAGTAAACGTTATTTTGCTGATCACTCTGCCATTGGCTTCAATATCCGATGGTGTGCACTCAAAGGATGCGGGGCCATTTTCTACGCGTAAACGTCCGCCTGGAAGACGGTAAACCTGTCTGATACTCATAAAGCCATCTATTTCAATCAACCAGATTCCATCGTTGATCTCTCCCCTGAACTCGTCCACTAGATAGAACGAATTTTCAAACTTCACAATGAATGGGGCAGTTGTGTCTTGAGGTAAAAGGCGAGAGTCGTAGCGAACTTGGTCAGAGGATGCAAAAATCCCGTTTGAGATTTCTTTTAATTGCAAAGGCAATCCACTGTCGCTATCTGCTTTTGTTGTGGGCAAGCCTTGTCCTGTAGTTAACCAAAGCATAGATGCACCTGTATCAAGATGGCAGGCAATGAGCCAGTCATGCGGAAAAGTATCGCGCATCCAACGGTTTGCCATAGTGCTCTGGGATACCCCAAGGTGATCACACAAAGCCTGTCTGGTACTGAATCCATAGGCCTGAAGGATACGTGTTATCGCTTCCTTTCCACCACTTTGAGATGGAAAGTTGTATTTTGAGATCGCGGAAAGGGTCTCTTTTGTGTTTGACATATTTAAAATGCGATCCTATCATCTGTTTTGTGGTGTTCGGAATGATTGCGAATAGTTCCGAATAGTGAAGTTTTTAAACACAAACTGAGGAATAGTGCATCATGAAAAGCAATTTTTCAATGCGCCCCAGCATCAACCTTGTGGTATCTGAGCCATTCATCACACTGGATGAGTTCTGTCGCCGTACTGGCTACAAGCCTAGCTATGCCCGTCAAATGATCAGGGAAAACCGCCTGCCTATCAGGAAAAAAGCCGGAGTTAACAGCCTTATCGAAATCAACATGTTCGCGTTGACGATGGAAGCGGCCCAAGGCTGCGAAGTCGCAATGCAAGCCTGATAGTTCCATTTTGGGATAGAAAAGGATTTACATCATGTTTGATTATCGTGTTTCCAAACATCCGCATTTTGACGAAGCCTGCCGGGCTTTTGCGCTGCGTCATAACATGGCGAAGCTTGCCGAACGCGCCGGGATGAACGTCCAGACACTGCGCAATAAGTTGAACCCGGATCAGCCTCATCAGCTCACGCCGCCGGAAATTTGGCTGCTTACCGATCTGAGTGAGGATTCGACTTTGGTTGATGGCTTTCTGGCGCAGATTCATTGCCTGCCTTGTGTGCCTATGAACGAAGTAGCGCGCGAAAAAATGCCGGTTTATGTGCTGAGCGCTACCGCTGAGATCGGTCGCGTGGCGGCGAGTACTGTCTCTGGTGAACCGCAAACGTCAGCAAACCGCCGACAGACTATCGAAAGCATTAATTCTGTTACCCGTCTGATGGCATTGACCGCCATTTCAATGCAGGCGCGGCTGCAGGCAAATCCGGCAATGGCGAGTGCAATTGATACCGTAACGGGTATGGGCGCTTTTTTCGGCGTGGTGTGAGGTGGTTATGTTGAAAAATGAACCTTCTTTCGCGTCACTTCTCATAAAGCAAAGCCCGGCAATGCACTACGGTCACGGCTGGATCATGGGGAAGGATGGCAAACGCTGGCACCCGTGCCGCTCTCAGGATGAACTGCTGGCTGACCTGTCCACAACCAAACAGGGGAAATCATGGCTATTGAAGGCGCTACGGCGACTGTTCCATTAAGCCCCGGTGAACGCCTGGACGGACTGAACCATGTTGCGGAATTGAGGGCTAAAGTGTTTGGTCTGAATATTGAGCCGGAGCTTGAAAGGTTTATTAAAGATATGCGCGATCCACGCGACGTAAATAATAAACAGAATGAGCGGGCACTGGCAGCCATTTTTTATATGGCAAAAATTCCGGCAGAACGTCACGGCGTCAATATTAGTGATCTGACTACTGACGAAAAGCGGGAACTGGT